CGAAAGGAAGGATGGTCTCACCAAGGTGCTCCACTGGTTCATGGGTCCCACATTCTTCGCTGTGGAGAGAAAAAATCAGGAGCAGGTTGAGGTGTTCACAGTGACTTTTGATTCACCAAACTACAGAAATCCACCACCTTCCATGAGAAACGGGAAAATCTCGATGCCCAACATGATCACAGAGGTTGTCGAGGATCGGAGACGCAACCAAATGTTAGTCGAACTCGTGAAGAAAGCTTCAGCGGGGACGAGACAGCTTCTTGTTCTTAGCGATCGTCGTCAGCATTGTGAAATGCTTCATCAATGTTTTCCAAAGACGTCGGGTCTATATATGGGTGGTATGAAGGAAGCCGATCTTCAAGAATCTTCCAAAAAGAAGATCATCTTCGCGACGTTCAGTCAAGCCCATGAGGGTCTCGACATTCCAACACTCGACACAGTCATTCTGGCTTCACCAAAGTCTGACATCACACAAAGTATTGGTCGTATTATGAGAGAGACGAAGGGAAAGAAGAACAATCCTCACATCTACGATATCCATGATCCATGGTCGATTTTCACGGCCATGTACTACAAGCGAATGAAGGTCTACAGACATGGTGGTTTCAAAATTCATGGTAAGGTTGCGGAAGAGAAGAAGAACGACTTCCCTCAGGGAAAGTGTCTGTTTTTATAATCTAAACAATAATTAAATGTCTGGTGCATTAATACAACTCGTCTCCAAGGGTGTTCAAGACGTGTATCTCACGAGTGACGAGGGGCATTCTTTCTTTCGTATGAAGTTTACGCGACACACGAACTTTTCCCAAGCTCCCAAATTTATCAAGACTATAAATACCAGTGACACATCAGTGATTATCCCAGTCTTGGGAGATGTGATCAATGGTCTATGGTTTGAACCGGGTACTAGTAATGGAAACGATAACATTGCTTCAAACTTGTTCTACAATTCTACGATCGATCTTTTCATAGGTGGACAGAAGATTGATTCTCAACACTTCGACTACTTTAGTGATATTTGGCCAAATTACTTGGCTGACACGTATAACAAATCTCAAGAAATCAATACCAAAGCCACTTTGTCCAACAAGTTCTTTGTCCCTCTCCACTTCTTCTTTTGTGATCACAAGGCATTCTTACCCCTTGTCGCACTTCAAAACCATCAAGTTGAGATACGAATCAACTTTAATGAGGCAAACAACAATATTCTTCTAGCCGGTGAAAAGAGTGCACGACTGTATGGCAACTATATATTTTTAGATAAAGAGGAAAGAGAATCTCTCGTGAAACGCTCTATGGATTTCGTCATTACACAGACACAGAGAATAGAGTTTCCGTTGACTTCTATCACGGATAATACAACGGAATCCGGGGGATATAACGATCTCGATCTGTCCCCATTCAATCACCCAGTAAAATCTTTATTCTTCGGTGCCGGTGCTAGAAATACGGGTTATGCCCAAGATCGTTTTAGTTTTAAAAACGCTGACATGTACATCAACGGCACACCTCTTCTCGAAAATATGAGTCCAGTATACTTTCACACAGCCCAAAACTACTATAAATCTACATATGGTCGAACCTATTTCAACCCACCCAGTCATTCACCCGTGTACACTCGTTATTTCGCGTATCACTTCTGTATGAATGCATCGGAGTACAATCCATCTGGCTCGTGTAATTTCAGTCGTCTCGACAACGCGAAGCTTGTACTCAGGGGTGTCGAATCTGTGGATCGTTCTTACATGTACGTGTACGCTGTGAACTACAATGTACTCAGGATAAAGGATGGTTTAGCTGGAATTTTATTCGGTAATTAATGTATATGGCAGCACAAGCAGACGGAATTCTTGTCACAGCTGGACAGATTTTCGTGAGAAGTCTAGATGCTGAACCAAGAGAAGAAGATATTATCACAGGTGTCGCGAGTATCGATGCTGGTGAGATTACTGCGGACAAGATTACAGTTTCGAATCTAGAGCTAACAGGTTCTTTATCGGCCACTGGTGACATGGATCTGACCGCTTTCACGAACGTGTACCGTATGACTGCGGCTCAGATCGGTATAGGTACGACAGATCCAGTGAATGATTTCCAGGTTGGAACGAACCGCTTTGTGATCAGTCGTGTAGCGCCCAACCTCGTGACGGTCAATGGCAACGTGCTGTCCACGAACGTCACCACTTCAAACATTATTAGAACGACCAATAATAAATTTGTCGTGAACAATGTCGGATCGAACGTCTTGAAGATTACTGGAAACACATATTCTACGAATCTCGCAGTTGGAAACCAACTCGTAGTTGGTGAAATCAATGATGGTAGTTCGAACGTTGCAGTTTTCAAAAATGGTAATGTTGTGGTAGAATCTAGCAACCTAAACGTCGAGGGAGACATAAGAGTACTTGGTAATGTACACATCACCGACTACTTGACATATCTAGCTGCGAATAATTTAATCGTCTCGAATGCGGTGATCCAAATGGCGGATGGAGTGCCAGGTGGTGCTTATGATAGCGCTCTCATCATGACTGATGATGGAGGTGTCGAGGCCAATGTGGTGTTTGGTTATTCGACTGCGAATACAGAGTTATTCTTCTCTAGGACATTTGGAAGTGCCTACACTATCGGTGGTCCCGGTGCAGAACAAACCGTTCCACTCGATGCTAACACAGTGAATGTTCACGTGTACGGTAGATTCTACACGGATAGTAATGTCGGTGTGGCAAATATCGCCCCTACACACACGTTGTGTGTGGGTTCAAATGTGTTTTTTGAGGAGACAGGATCAAATGTGATGCATGCGACAGGTAATGTTTACGTCGATCGTCTGGTGTTAGGTGAGGGTGGTATTTTGAGTACTGGTGGACTTTTACAATTAAATCCAGCCGCTGACCCACCTGTCCAAATCGGTGCCGCTGTCCAGATGAATGCACTTCGTACCACTGGAACACTTTCCACAGGTATATCCAACACTTCACCCATAGATGATTTCTCGGTCGGCACCAAAGTTTTCGCAAACTTGACGGAAGCAAACGTTTTGACGGTTGTGGGTAATACTGTCACTACAAATCTTCAGACTCAAATTATCTTTTCTGATTCCACCCTCACCGTACACGCAGATCACACAGGGGCTGATAGTACCTCGAATGTGCTCGTCCTCAAGTCTGGTCCAACTGCTTCCAACGTGAGTAGTATCGAAGTTTTTGGTGCGAGTACCTCGAGCACAAACCAGAACATCCGTTTCAAGACCAAAAATGCAGAAAGGTTGCGAATAGCCTCCACTGGTAAAGTTGGTATTGCCAACACAAACCCTTCCGAGGCTCTCACCGTTTCTGGAAATGTGCACGTGACTGGAAGTAATGCGATGATCTACGGTGTTGGAGGAATGAAGATGTACTCTGTGCCAAGTGCTGGTGAAAACAAAATTGAAAACTTGGTCTCAATTGGAAAGGGTCTCAACTTCTACGCGAGTAACACGTCCACTATGGGTGCTCCTAAGATGACTATACTAGAATCTAGTAATGTGGGTATCGGTACATCGCAGCCCCAAAGTCTTTTCCAAACTTCGGGTGGTTCCGCATTCATCAATCAACAGGTGACCAGACGCAACAACTCTAATCATCTCAACACCCCACTCGTCGTGAATAACACCACGGGGATTTCAGTCTTAAATTCAACATCTAACGTGATGCAACTCACTCGAGAAGGTACGGGTTCTATGTATGGCGCCAGAGCTGCGTTCAAGTTGGGTAAGTGGGACATGACTGATAGTAAATCTAAAACACGCCTCGACATTGATTTAGCTAACGATGATTACGCGGTGGACACGAATATCATAACCATTCGCAGTGATGGTAAGGTTGGTATCGGTCATACGGTTCCAGAGGCTTATCTCGAAGTCAAGTGTGAAGGTATAGCGCAACCAGGTATGGTGGTACATAACCATGACAGTGGTGACGCTATCATCTCCGCGGAAACAGATTTGGCTAGTGGAAATGCGTTCACGGCATATGTGAATGGAAATGGTGGATGGTCTTCTGGTGTAACTGGTTCTACCGTTGATTACAGGATCACTAAAAGTGCGACAGCAGTTTCTGATGTCGACACGACTGCAGTTTACATCAGTGGTAGTACCCGCGATGTAGGTATAGGCACCGATGCACCCCGAGGTAAACTTGAAGTCAATGGAAACGTCGTCATTGGAAACAAACTCAGTTTCGGTGGTGTTCCAGGTGATGAATTTGGTAATTGTCATATTGA